TGCTAATCCTTCTAATGATTTATTGAAAGGAAGATATCTTATAAAGAGTGTTACACATTCATTTTCTCCGGGTGGTAATTTTCCATATAAACAAAGACTTGTTCTAATAAAGAATGCATATAATGATATCAATAGTGAGATATTGTACAAGGCTAAAAAACTTAATGTGTTTAGTGATGCTAAAACAAATGTATCTATTGTGAGGAAATAATATGATAAAGAATAGTATAAGAGATTTACGAATAGATTTAGAAAATTTAACTGGATTTTATAGGGGTGTGGTTGAGGATAATAAAGACCCATTAAAAGCTGGTAGAGTAAGAGTGAGAATACATGGGTTGCATACTCCCAATAAAAGAAAGACAGAGATTGATGGTATACCAACAGATGAGTTGCCATGGGCTGAACCTTGTATGCCGATTCATGAAGGGTCTGTGAGTGGTTTTGGTGCATGGGCTGTTCCACTTCAAGGTTCTCAGGTTATGTTGTTTTTTGAAAATGCTAACCCTACTCAACCAAGATATTTTGCTTCAATGCCGGGGATACCAGAAGCACAAGAACAATACTCTAATAATAAAACAACGGTAAGTAAGAAAGATGGGTTTCGTGATCCTGATGGTGAGTATCCAACAAAAGGAAGATTAGGTGAACCTGATTTTCATAGATTGGCAAGGGGGTTATCAAATGAGACTTTGGTTACCACAAAAAATCAAAATAGAAATGTTGGAGTTCAAACAGCGTTTGGTGGTCTATGGTCTGAACCAAGTTCTCCTTATGCTGCTCAATATCCACATAACCATGTTATTGCTACACATGGTGGTATCACAATAGAATTAGATTCAACACCGGGATCGACCAGACTTCATCTTTATCATCCATCGAATAGCTACATTGAGATCGACAACGATGGTAATATGGTAGTAAAGAACAATGCCGAAAAATATGAGATTGTAGCTAACGGTAAGAATATATACATCAAGCAACAAAGAAATTTAACAGTAGATGAGAAGTCCACTAAGAAGGTTGGAACTGATGAAGATATTGAGGTTGGTAATGATAAGAGAGAAGATATAGGTAATGATTTCACTCAGACGATAGCAAACGATAAGATAGAAGATATAGGTAATGATAAGACTGTAACAATAGATAATGATAAATCGGAAGATGTAGGTGGTAATAAATCAGAAACCGTAGTTGGTAACAAGACAAAAAGTATTACTGGAAATGAAACCGATAGTATAGGTGGTAATAAATCAGAAACCATTGGTGGTAATCTTAATATAATAGTTTCTGGTCCTGCTATATTAACTGCTTCATTATTTACCATAAATGCCAATACCCTAATCAATGGAAATCTTGCTGTGGTCGGTACAGGTACTGCTACAGGTGGTGATTTTGTTGCAGATGGTGTTAGTTTGAAAAATCATACTCATGCTCAAGGTGCTGATTCTGACGGTAATGCTGAACAAGAAACTAATCCACCAACATAGAGAAAGAGGAGAAATAATATGAATATAACAGAGAAGATTAATAAGTATTTGGTGAGTGAAGGTAAGGGTAGAACTAAATATTCAGAAATGAATTTTGATAACTACATGAAAAAGTATAAATCTAAAGCAAAAATGATTAAAGATATGAATGCTTTTAAGAAAGAGGCTCTTGGTCTAAAATCATCTAGTCCTGCAAAAATGCTTGATATTATTGAAAGACATGTAAAAGACAATATAGATAAAGATCATTTTAGATTTGCTTCTGATCTTAATAGTATACTTGGTGTTGATGGTAAGGTTGGATTTTAGGAGATAATATATGGCAATTTGTAATACAGGAAATCAAGTATTAGACCCTTATCAGAGTATAATGAATGGTCTAAATAAAACAGCTTTTGGTTTGGAGAATGCCGCTGCTTTTATTCAACCAACCATAGATGCGTTTGATGCTATATCTGATAGTATTCTTACACCTACTTTACCTAGTGCATTGACTTTAGCTTTAAATCAATTTACCGCTGAAGCTATATGTGCGAGTAAAACAGATTTGGAACCAATTAATCAGCTTACGGCTGATTGTTTATATGAAGCCGCTGCCGCTGTAAAGAGATTTTTGAAAGATATATTGAGTAATATAGGTGATGGTATCCTTCTTATTAATGATTTGATAACTTTACCAGAAGGAATCTTATTCACATATTTTCAACAAATATGGGGATTGACTACAGATATAAAGGATTTGGTTACGGCTGTGAATTGGCGAATTGAGTGTGTTGCTTTAAAGACACCAGATTATGAAGATCAAATTCTTGGTATAGAAACAAGAGTTAGTGATGTTCTTGATCGATTGAGACTTGATACAGATGGAAGTTTTAGTGCTCCGGTTTTTTGTAAGAATTTAACTGCCCCATTAAAAGCTAACATGGAAACATATGAATCACACGCAAATAATTTGATTAAAGAAATTAACGCTAACGTATCAGATACGATTGATCTTTCAGCTAACGTAGTACCAAAGGGATATTTTTAAGGAGAAATAAAATGGAATTAAAAAAATATTTAGGTGAAGGTAAAACAAGAACATTTGATCAAATAGTAAAATCGTTTGATTATGTGATTGATAATATTACAGAGGTAAACCCAAATAAAAATGAAATCAAAGTCATTAAATCAATGATTAGTGCTTTGGAGAAAAAAATTAAATGAAATTTTTACGATATTTAACTGAAGCAAAAGAACAGTTAAAAGATTGGCAGGACTATATAAGGCGAAATAAAGAACTGAAAGTCGCTGTTGATATTCTTAGAAAGATAAACAAACAGAAATACAAGGCATATATTGTTGGTGGATCGGTGAGAGACATCATATTGGGGAATCTGAAACCACATGATGTTGATATTGCAACAAACATGCCAATGGATGAACTTGGTAAGATGTTTAAGACTTATAATATTGGTCAATCGAAAACTTTTGGTATTGTGGTTGTTAAGCATGGTGGGCATGATTTTGAAGTTGCTCAATTTAGACAGGATGGAACGTATGCTGATGGTCGAAGGCCAGAATCAGTACAGATAACAGGAAAATTTAAAGAGGATGTGGAACGTAGAGATTTCACGATAAATGCAATGGGTATAAATGCAAACGGTGAAATAGTAGACTATTTTGATGGTAAAAGGGATATCAAGAATAGGGTTTTAAAGACCGTAGGTGATCCTTTCAAGAGGTTTGGTGAAGATTATTTAAGGATGATGAGACTTGCCAGATTTGCATCCAAGTTAGATTTTGAAGTGGATAAGGATACGGAAAAAGCTGCTCAAAAGTTGGCACATAACATAACAGGATTACCCGCTGAAAGAATTAGGGATGAATTGATGAAATCTGCATCCCAAAGTGGTCATAAATTCGCAAAGTATATTGAAATATTAGATAAACTGAAGTTATTGAAACACATATTACCAGAAATTGTAAATCTAAAATGGTATAAGGAAAATTTACAGCATCATCCAGAAACTAGGGGGAAAGGTGGTACGGTATTTAGTCATGTCATGGCAGCACTTAAAAAGAGTGATACTGCTGATCCGATTAAGAATTTGGCTATTCTTTTACACGATGTTGGGAAAGGAGTAACCCTATCCCATGACAAGGGATTGCCACGTTATCTTGGACATGCAAAGAAATCTATTGATCTTGTGGACGCTCTTGCCACTAGATTGCGAATGACTAATAAAGAAAAAGAAACCCTTATGTTTGCTGTTGGAAATCACATGAAATTCCATAAAATACTGGACATGAAACCATCCAAAATTGCTAAACTTGTATCTGATGATAATTGGGATGTTTTGGTTGCAGTTGCCAAGGCTGATGAATATGCCAGAGGATATATGTTCAAACATTCTGGTGAATTTGAAAAGATCGTTGATAAAGCAATCAAAGTCAAGCAAAAATTTGGAGAAAAACAGGTTAATAAACAAGTCAAGCTGATTGATGGAAAGGATGTCATGAGATTGACAGGTCTGAAACCCGGCCCTGAAATTGGTAAGATTATTACCAAGACAACGGCATGGATCATGGATAATGACATCGAAGATAAAGATCAAATAGAAGATTATATTAGGAGTTTAGCATGAAAATATTAGAAAAAATAGATGATTATTTGAAAGAAATGATGGTTACAATCAAAAAAGAGGGAAAAACGTATTTTCCATATACAAAAGGAAAAAAGTTAGACAAAGAAGGTTTTGATAATGAATATGCTTGTAAGAAATGGATAGGAAAGACATACCCAAAAGCAACAATAAAAGGCGAAAGAAGAGGAATGTAATGAAATTCAAAGACTATATAGAAGAAGGAAAAAAGAAGAAGATTAAGATCAAAATTGATTCAGATGCTATGGATCAAAAGAAAGGTATAAGAATACCAACTACAGGTTCAGGGCAATCCTTCAAGGATAAGAGTAAATATAGTAGAAGAAAGAAACACAAGAAAGGTTATGAAAAAGATATGTAAAGGATGTGGTAAGAATAGGCGATTAGGTAAGTTCGGTCAACAGTCGAAAAGACCTGATGGTAAAAATCTTTATTGTAAGGACTGCATGAGGTTATACAATAAGAAATACAAGCAATCATCTAAAGGTAGTTCCATCCAAAAAAATTGTGTTCTGAAATACAAAGATAAAAATAAGGATAAGATAAGAGAATATAATAGGTTGTACTATATTAAGAATAAAAAATTAATATTATATAACAAGAAATGTCGAGAAACTACAGAATGTGTTAATATTTTTGAAAATCATCAAAAACCTGATGTAAAAAAGATAAATAAGGGTAGAAAAATAGACACGATAGTTATTGATCCAAAGAGGAAGTAATATGACAACAGAGTATTATAGCGATTATGATGGATCGTTTACCAAACAATCAGATGGAGATGTTCAAAAGGACATTGATGTTGATGGTATATTTAATAGTATTGAAAATATCGTATTAACAACACAAGGTGAAAGGCGAATGTTGCCTACTTTTGCATCTAGTCTAAAGAAATTATTATTCGAACCAATTGATGAAACTACAGCAAGATTGATTGCAGAAGGTTTGGTTGATGCTATTAAAATTTGGGAAACAAGAATTAACATAACAGGGTTTGATATTGAACCTATTTACGATCAAAACTACTATAAATGTAGATTAAAATTTATAATACAAAATAGTAATGAAGTCGAATCAGTTGACTTTATATTAACAAGATAAGGAGTTATAATGGCAGAATTTACCCCTGAGTATCTATCAATAGATTACACTAGTTTGATAGAAAAATTCAAAACAGAACTTAGAAAAAGCGATGTCTTTAAAGACTATGATTTTGAAGGATCGAATATTTCTATTTTGATGGAGTTGAATGCGTATGTAAGTGAGTTAAACACATTTTTCATAAACAAGATAGCAAAAAACAATTTCTTAGAAACTGCTGATGTTTATGAAGCAGCAAACAGATTAGCAAGACAACAGGGATATGAGGCGAAAGGAACACGATCAGCAAGATGCACAATTCAAGTAGGTGTTTCGGGAACACAAGCCGGTGATGTATTAAGAGTTTTACCTTGGAAACAGTTAAATTCGGGTAGGACTGATCCTGATGGAAATTCAATATTGTTTGCTACAACTGCGTCTATTGAAGTTACGGCTGGTGGTAGTTGGACATATATTAATGTTCCTATTAGACAAGGTGAAATACTCACATTAACAGGTTATACAGGGGATGATCTGATTGATAATGAGTTAATTCTGCCTACTGAATATGGCTATGATGATGATCTTACAGATGATTACCCAAGTTTAAGAGTAACAATAGGACCAGATGGTAATCAAACAGAATGGACACGACTATCAGATTTTTATCTGGATGTTTTAACTCCTAATTCTGATGATGTGTATATGTTCATTTATGATAGATATAGAAGAAATAAGATCGTCTTTAATCAGGGAAGAAATGTTCCTATTGATACTGACACAATAACGATTAAAGCACTTGATAGTTTGGGTATTAATGGAAGTATTGGGGCTGATGATGATGAAACATGGGTTATAGAAAGCGATGAATTGATTGAATTAACAAGAGGTATTACAACCTCAAATCTTGAAAATGATTTAATCACAATATCATTAAGTGCTGCAAGTATTGGGGCTGCTGCTGCTGAAACCATTGATGAAATCAAATTCAATGCTCAATCGGCTCTTAGAGCGCAATTTAGGAATGTTAATGCTAATGCATATAATTCTTATCTATCAGCAAGATCAGATATTGTAAAGGCCAATGCATATGGTGAACAAGATTTGGTTCCATCTGGTGCTGGTGATCCACAAGAATATAATGTAGTTCATATTAGTGTCATTCCTGAAGTATATGGAAATGCTACAATTCAGACTTCAGCGGGTTCATTTACAACAGATTGGGGGGGAACTGGTAGTATATTAGTTCCAACACAATATTCATCATCATGGAATGATGAATTGCTTCTTTATCTAAGACCAAGAAAGATGATTTGTTCGTATGAGATAATGGAAGTTCCTGATTTGGTATATTTCAGTTTTGAAATTGGTATTAGGAAAAAGAGAATCTATGAATTTGTTGACATTCAACAAGATGTATTAGCCAAATTGATTTATTATTTTAGAGAGGAAAATCAAGCATTCAATAGCGAGATAGATTTTAATGATATTCAAGAATATTTGATCGATACAACAGAAGTTTCACCAAGTGATAATTTTGAATATATAAAGGGCATAAGAAATTTAAATATAAGAGATATCAACGTGAGTAAAACTGTTTATGAATATAATGCAAATCCAGATGATTCAAGTTTATATCCAAAATGGACTATTGCTCCTTGGAGTAATAGAGATAATATGTTGCGACCTATCCAGATAGGGTTAAATCAATTCCCTTATCTATCATCTGACACAGTAAGGATCGTGGAGGAAACATAAAATGCCAGAACAGCTTAGACGAAGGAAAGATGATGTATTAGAAGATGCTGAAAAGAAAGGTTCTATTCATGCATTATATTCTGAACCTGATGTTGTAGAAAAAGATGATGGTGGATATGAAATAGTAAGAAAATTCAGTTGGAGAAAGTTAATATCTTCTTCTCTTTTCGGTTTTGTCATTGCATGGGCTGTTTGGTGTACCACTACTATATTCTCACAAGATACAAGAATGAGTGTTACTTCTCAGAAGGTTTCTGGTATAACACAGAATTTAAATGAAGAAATTCAAGAAAGAAAACAGATGGACACTATACTTCATCAAAGAGTATCTAAGGTAGATGATTTCTCAAGGGATCAAATAAGAATGCTTCATAAGGCGATCCATGATTATAGGATGGTGACATTTGATAAGGTGGATAATGCCAAAGAAACCCTTATAAATATGATGATAAGAATATTAGAAAATCAAGAGAAATTTAAAGAAGAAGTTAAAAAGGCAGATGGATGAAAAAAGTTTATATTGACAAATGCATTGAAGTTATTGAAGCAAGACTTGATGGTATGGATAGGGCAGCAGTATTGAAAGCTAATGAAATTGATAGACGATTGGAAGAACATAATAAACTAAGAGAAGAAGTTCTTACAGATAGAAATCAATTTATGAGAACAGAAGTATATGATGCTGATAGA